TAGATAAAACAGTAAAGCAATTAAGAGTTCTTAGTTGCTTTGGTAATGAGCATAGCGGAGGAGAATTACCGCCATGCGCTCATCTAAAGAAGTCCACAACTGATGGAAAGTTTTTCTGTGGGGCCTGTGGTTGTGGTGATAGAAAAAATACCTGGCTTAATGGAAAAGAAGAAGAATATAGCAAACTGGATTATCCAAATGTTAGCTGCCCATTAACAATGCCTGGATTTAGCAATTATACTACTAGTTTGCCACAAGAAGCTCAAGAACCAGAATCTAGAAAGCATTATATAGAAAATTTAGAATTTAATTCTGTGCAAAAAGTTGAAGTTACAATGCCAGAAACTCCAAAAGAAATTTCTGATATTTTAGAAAAAATTGCACAAAAAATGGAAGAAAAGAAACAAAATCCCCCTCCGCAATAACATAGATTTATTTATGCATAAATATTTCGATGGCAAAACCAACTTCAAGAGATTCTTTAATAGAATATGCCTATAGGCAATTAGGTGCTCCAGTAGTCGAAATTAATATCGATTACGAACAAGCTAATGATCGTCTAGATGACGCTCTGCAATTTTTTGCAGAGCGTCATTTTGATGGTGTTGAAAAAGCATTTTTCTCATATCAATTGACAGAAACTGATATAACTAACAAGTATATCAATACTGATACATTTGGACCTATAGTTGGTGCGTCTGGAGGAAATCCAAACGGATATGATATTCTATCTATAATAAGAGTATTTCCTTTCGGATCATTAAACACAAATGAATTGTTTGATGTTAGATATCAATTAGCATTAAACGATGTTTATGGAATCAATACAAATTTAGGATTTGTTAACTCTGCTCCTATTGCAAATTGGGATATAACAAAGAGATATATCAGACTTATTGAAATGATGTTTGATCCAGAAAGAACAATTCGTTTTAATAAAGTAACAAATAAACTTTATATAGAAACTGATTGGACTGCCTTAAAAGCCGGAACATTCATAGCTATTGAAGCTTATGTTAATTTAGATCCAGATTTATATCCAGAAATTTATAACGATAGGATGCTTAAAAAATATTTTACTGCATTAATAAAAAAACAATGGGGAGCAAATCTATCAAAATTTGATGGGGTTTCTCTTCCTGGGGGTATAGCTTTAAGGGGTGGGCAAATTTTTGCAGAAGCAATACAAGAAATAGCTGTTTTAGAAGAACAGATTATTTCTGCATATGAACTTCCTCCAGATATGATGACGGGGTAATATGGCATTAAATCCATACTTTAGATTTGTTTCAGGCGAACAAAATGTTGTAGAAGACAACATTATTGAAGTTATTCGCATGATGGGTAAAAATGTATGGTATATACCAAGAGAATTTGTAAATTTAGATAAACTATATGGTGAAGATATACTTAATAAATTTACAAAGGCATATCAGATAGAAATGTATGTTGTTTCTGTTACTGGGTTTGAAGGATCAGACATGGTAACAAAATTTGGTCTTGAAATAAAAGATAAAATTAATTTGATTGTAAGTAAAAAGCGTTTTAATCAAGAAATAACAACAAAAAATTCTGAAATAATTAGACCAAATGAAGGAGATTTAATTTACTTTCCTTTATCCAAAACATTATTTGAAATTAATTTCGTAGAACATGAAATTCCTTTCTATCAGTTAGATAAAAATTATATTTTTACTCTTCAATGCGAAACATTTGTTTATTCTGCCGAACAGTTTGAAACTGGAAATAGTGATATGGATCAAATATCAGAAACTAAACAACCAATTTATAATTTTACAATTGGTTCTACTTTCTCTGGATTTACAGCAGCTTATAATCAAGCTGTTAAAGGAGAAAAATATTTTGTTCAGGGTTCTATATCTGGAACCACAGCCTTCTTCAGAATGCTTGATTATGGAATTAGCGGAACTGTAATGACTGCTGATATGGCCTCTATCGATGGAATTACTTTCTCATCTCCAGTCATTGTAACTAGCAATGTTTCTGGTGCTACATTCAGAGTATTGAATGTTGCTACACAAGATAAATATGTTACTATCAATCCAATTCTTGAGGATCTATCTGGGGAAATTGATCCCCTTGACTACCAAAGAGGATTTACTGGTTCTGGAAGTAAATATGAAGAACCTATAATAAACTTTGATGAGACTGATCCATTCTCGGAAGGAAATTACTAATGTTTTCATCGTTTAATAATAAATCAATAAGAAAAATGGTGGTTGCATTTGGTTCATTATTTGATGAAATTTATGTAATAAGAAAAAATGATACCACTGGTGATGAAGAAAAAATAAAAGTTCCAATAACTTTTTCGTCTAAAGAAAAATTCTTAAAAAGATTACAAAATAATTCTTCAATTACAGATAAAGTAAAAACGCAAATAAATTTACCATATATTAGTTTTGAAATAGTAAATATTATTTATGATCCATCTAGAAAAAGAAATAAATTATTAACTAGCACAAATAGTGAAACCGATTCAAATGGAGAAATTATATCCACCAGTAAAACATTTTCAGAAACTCCAATTGCAATAAATTTTAATATTTATTTTTATTCTAGAAGTTTAGATGAAGTTTTTCAAATTGTTGAACAAATATTGCCATATTTCAATCCAGAATTTAATATAAGAATAAATTTTAATGAAGTCTTTAAAAATGTAAATGTTCCTATTTCGTATAGAGAATTTAGATTATTAGACGATCATGAAGGTGGTTTTGGTAATAGAAGAACTGTAATAGGAGTGATGTCATTTTTAGCATCATCATTTATATTTGGTGAAATTAAGGAAATGAATTTAATAGATTCTATTGATGATACAGTTATAATTGTAGATCCAGCAGATCCTACAGATCCTCCTCCAATAGAAGGTTCAATAATAATAAATGAAAGTTTAGGATCTATACAGTATTCATTACCATCTCAAAATTCTACATTAGTTTCCCATATGACATGGGATGCTAGTAATTTATTTAATGCTCAAACAGAAGTAAAGTTAATTCATGTTAGAAACAATGCTACAATACTTTCTATAAATCTAGATAAAGATATAGAAAGTTTAACAGCAGCTCAGATAAATTTATTTGTAAATTCTGCTTGTTCTTATTTAAATATTTGCGGTTCTATAAATCCTATCAGTACTCAATATAAATTAATATTAAAAAATGGAACTGTGACATCTACTAAATCTTTCTTTGTTAGATCTCTTGATTGTACGAGTGCATTATGTGTATAAAAAAATTAAATGAATTTTTTGATTTAGAAAATTCTGGAAATACTAGTAATACTCAGATCCAAAAGCCTTCTGAAAATGATTATGAATATGCCAGAGAAAATTTATATGATATAATAAATAAATCAAAAATTGCTCTTGAGGGGATTATGAAGGTTGCAACTGAAGGTGATTCGCCAAGAGCATATGAAGTAGTAACTCAAATGCTCAAAACTATGTCTGAGATTAACAAAGATCTAATAGACCTTGAAAAGATCAAGAATGAAGCAAATAAGACCACTATAAAAACAACAAATAATAATTCATTCTTCATAGGCTCCACTAGTGATCTACAGGATCTAATCAATCCTGAAAGAAGTAAGAATAAAGCTATAGAAATGATTGATGCGAAGGTGGTAGAGGATGTCAAGGAAATTTAAGGGTTACTTAGGTAATCCAAATCTAAAAGAGGCTGGAGTAAAGATCGATTTTACCGAAGAACAGATTCGGGAATATGTTCGTTGCTCCCAAGATCCAATTTACTTTATTAAGAAATATGTCAAGGTAGTCTCTCTTGATAAAGGTCTTGTTCCTTTTGATTTGTATGATTACCAAGAGGACATGATCAATAAAATGCACAATAACCGTTATCTTATTGCCAAACTACCTCGTCAGTCTGGTAAGAGCACAACGATTGTTGCATTCATTCTCCACTATATTCTTTTTAATCAGAGCATGAGCGTTGGTATTCTGGCCAACAAGATGAATACGGCTAGAGAAATTCTTGGCCGTCTTCGTCTGGCCTATGAATATCTTCCCAAGTGGCTTCAGCAAGGTATCATTGAATGGAACAAGACATCCATTCAGCTTGAGAATGGCTCAAAGGTCATGGCATCGGCCACATCCTCATCAGCAGTTCGTGGTGGATCGTTCAACCTCATTTTCTTGGACGAATTTGCCCATGTCTCTCAAAACATAGCAGAAGAGTTTTTCAGCTCTGTTTACCCCACGATTACCTCTGGTCAGACCACGAAGGTATTCATGGTATCTACCCCA